ATTCACTGTACTTGACCATGCCCTCTAATACGCTGCCTACCTTGGGGGCAACCTCTGTGCGCCAGTGATCGCCATAGTTATAACTGAAGTGAACTTCAGCATTGGGATCTAAATCCATCAATTGCTCTATTAGTTGAAAGACTTGCATCTCATGCTCCTTAGTGTTTAAGCGTTAATTATACAGTGGTTTTACCACTCTGTCAACCAAAGACCCTTGGCACTCTAGGGTTAATACTTGACCACGCGATCTACTTGCGTTAAGTAAGCCCATGAGTCATCGTAGTCAATGCCCGGGAGACCATTCTTGATGTCCTCATCTACGCCCGTTACAGTAACAGTCTTTGGGCTACCGCTGCCAAAGTTATCACGCACACGAACAATGGAACCCTCGCGAATGTCGCTGAGCATGACCCGCTTTAGAACTGTTGAGTATTGTGTAAACATATCTTCTCCTTAGTGTATGCGTGTATTATAGCAGGCTTCTCACCGCTTGTCAACCATAATCCCGGACTTAGGTCTTATTGCTTGCCCTGGTCAACGGCCGGGTGTATGACTATTCTTTAGCAGTCAGCGTCAAAGTCTGCCCACTCTTGGGCTTCATCGGGCTGACCATCGTAGTCTTCTTCGAAGCGCTCGCTCAACTCGTTGGCATCCAGCATGTCTTCAACTTCGCTCTCGCTCATGAAACCCATGCACATATCAACCACCTGCTCATGAGTGATCATGCCCTGATCTAGTAGTTCATACAGTCTCGCTCTAGCTTTAGTCATCTCGTGCTCCTAGTGTGTGTAAGCATGTATTATAGCGGACTTCGCCCGCTATGTCAAGTCACCGCGAATGTCCGTGTTCAGCGCAGGGTTAATCAAACGACGCAGTTCAACTTCCCGCCGATGAGCAGCAGCCTTACCACGTATGATCTCATGCACACGAATCTCAATCTCCGATTTGTCATTCAGAGAGCGCAAAGCCACGCACAGGGCCCAGTCCTTGTTCTCAGTCTTAGCACGATAGAAGTGCTTGGCTGCACGAGCACGAACTGACTTCAATACAGTGGTCTCTGTCTTAGCAGTGACACCAATGTAGTTGAGGCCGTTGACCACAAGCTCATACACTATGTGATTGCGGTCTGTACGCTTCTTACGAGTAGTAGTTTCTTTGTTCATGTAGTTATTATAGCAAGGTTTTACCACTTTGTCAATAACTTTCTTTCTGTAGGGTCTTTGTTGTCAAAGAGCCACAAGCTCCGGCACTTCAGCGATTCTTAACATAATGCCAAAAGAAAACCCTATAGCTTACTCAACTATAGGGTTACCTAGTCAGTACATTCAGCAAGTCTCTGTCATACTGCCCGATCAGCTTGTTCCAATTGATTCACATCAACGTGCCTTTACCACCGGATGTTTATGTGGTCACTGATTCAAATCAAGTAACGCGGAATCTATGATCACCACTCAATATAACTTATAGAACTCCCAGGCATCCGGCCCCTGTTCTAGGTCATTATATCTATCCTTGCTTTTACGGTTTATATATACACTACCCACAGTGGAGTTATACTTTACAAGTACATGTCTTAGCATACATGTATATAGTATAACATAGTCTTAACATTTGAACAATCTATCACTGTGATATATAGTATTATACACGTAGAGAACCGTGGCAGAATCGTCACAAAACGGTGGGAAAACGGTCTAATTATCCTGATTTCGACTCCGATCTAGACCGTTTTCACTGTGAAATACTGTGATTTTTATAGTGATTTTAGAATGGAACAGGGTGGGGATGAGAGGCTAACGTAAGATACTCTACCATGTTCTCACCATTCTCCACAGTGTTCTCACAGTGATCTCACCACATACCAAAGTAGATTTCCACCCAATACCAAAGTAAATCTCAACCTTTCACTACGTAGCTTCGACTTATGTGTATATATGTAGGGGCCTATAGCGGGGTATTGGGCACTAGGCCTACAGCGGGGTATTTGGTGTATAGTGTATATACACAGTGGTAATCACGCTAAGTTTGTGCTCAATTCAAAGAGTGTTCTAGCGGGGTATTCGTGTGTTATCGCATCTCAGCCAACTGTTTAAATGATGTCACACGGTAGTCATCAAAGTATCCATAGCTGTCTTCGTACACTGTGCTGTAGGTAAATCGAATTCTTTCTTTATGTTCAGTAACGCCATAACAGGGTTGTTTAATCCTATTCACTTGTATTTTAGGCACAAAGAAATAGGCCATGCTGTCAATCACGGGATTGTATGCAGATATACGTAGTGCTCCGATCTTGTTCTCTACACTACCTATCTGAGCATTAAATGATTTGGCATTAACTGTAACAGTTTTACTATCGCTATAGTCCGGAAGGAAATCGTATCCTTTTGCGTCCACAAACTGCATTTTACCCACATGAGCCAGAGTCAGTTCTACCAGTCGTTCTACGTTAAATGCTTCTGGATTTGCCAGGGCAAATTTTTGTATTTCTCTGTCCTTGAACGCTGGTAAATGTGGAAATACGATATCTCGCAGTATAGTTGAGTTTTTGCACATGTTGTCCAACCTTTCTGTGTGTATATATATTGATTATACAGGTAAAACCTCGACGTGTCAAGTAAAAAGTAATCTGCGCTGGCGCTTCGCGCTAGTATATCAGTTAAAGAGTGTAACCGCATCTGGGTCACATTTAACAGTCAGTGTAACTCTAGGATAGTTTCTAGCCTGATCAACAAGCACCGCATGTGGTTCTGAAACTCTCAGCAGCGTGGGTTGTAGTATCTCCACACGGGTAGTTTCTACGTAGTCTGAGTTAATCACAGCGTTAAACTCTTCTCCATTTTTTTGATAACGACGAGTAGTTTGTACATTAGTATAAAACGCAGTATATGTATTAGTGCAGTTAAACACAGGTAAGTTAATTCTAGCCTTATTGCCCAGGACCATATGATCAGTATGTGGGATCTCTGTTCTAGAGTGTGCCCAAGCCACAAATAGCGCACAAGCGTCTATGTTTAGTCCCCAAGCCAGTTTAAAGTTATCTATAAGTTCCGGAATATCATTCATAATCTCTTGACTATATTCGCCCTTATAATTGCTGCCATCGTATTGTGATCTTTTCAGCACATTAGTTGATCGTATAACAAAGTATTGTATTTTCTTTTGTATATAGTGAAAATCAGGGAGTTCCAGAGTTCTCCAATAATATTCTGGGGGATTCATTTTATTTAGGCACGCCTATAGTACGGGCATGTGGGTTAAGATTGGAGTTTTCTAGCCAAGTCCAGTGATTGCCCAGTACTGGAGTCAGTCCTATATGGCTACGCGGAATAAAGTATCGATCATCGCCTATACTCATTTGATCCACAATATTAGCAAATACCGAATCAACAAGTATAAGACTTTGGGCCTTTTCCAGTACAGTAATCCAATCAAAGACATTATCAGAGACCGAGGGGGTGATCTCAATGATCTGCCAATCTTTGGGAACCATATTAGGATCCCAGGTGGCCTTATGGTCTGAGCCCTCTAGATGCACTACCACATAGTTAGGATTGCTCACAAGTTTATTGTAGATATCGTGTTCTTTGTTCAAATCTCTAGAGATACAATCGGCCAACTTCCATTTTTCAAGGAAGGGTACGCCTGCTCTAATGTATTTGTATTCATCAAATCCAGTATGTTGGAAATATGTTTCTTCGTGGAAAGTTTGGCCGGTCAAGGCTTGATAAAGTGGTATAATCTCATCGCATTTAAAGTTCTTTAAACGTTCTAATGGTGTATGATAAAAGAATGCTCCTTGATCGGGTTCTATGGGTATCCATTTAATCCAAGGTACAGCCCGTGTCATGGGTTCAACCCAAATATTCAATATGGGCCAAAGTACATCCCAGCCTTGTTTGCGATAGTAATTAGCGATGGGTAAAGCAATAATAACATCGCCCAAGCCACGTGTTTGTATAATTCCTAGTTTCTTAGCCATTAAAAGTATTCTCCATTAGGGTGATTAGGGAAGTAGCATTCGTTACGTTCCGGGGGTATATCGTCTCTAGCCTCACATGTCCAATTAACTCCTAGGCCAATGGCCAGTGATAGTGCCACACTTTGATTGCCTATAAATTGTTTTGAGCCAGCAATGACCTGCGCCAGTTCTAATAGTGTATCAGTGGGTCTAAAGGGTATATCCCAACCTGTGGCACGAGCAAATGTTTCGTGTTCTTCGGGTAGGCCCACAAATACTGATTGTTTTTCCCAGCCCATTTCTTGCCAAGTTTGCCATTTTGGGCTCAATGTTCTAGGAGTCCAACGTGCTGTGCGATTAATCACAATGGGTTTAGACTCTATTAGGTTAGGTACAGAGAGCCAAGGAGTATTACGCAGGGTTGATTGTTGAGTAGCATCTCTAATACCAAATGTATTAGCGTACATATCTACATAGTTGCCCGGGTGGCCTACAAATGCGGGTCTAAAGCGATCCAAATTATGTGTGATTAGATCTTTATTTGGGTCCAATGGTGCAAACTTAGAGATATAAGTTTGTGCTTCAAAGAATGATCGCATGAAGTTCAAATCATTGTTGGTCATACGACCCTGATGGAATGGATTTGGTTTGCTGCCGTAGTAGTGTTGTCCTATCCAATCAATTTGATTTAGATGCAGATAGAATTCACCCCCACCGAGATGTTTCATTATGGGTAGGGCGTAGATGATATCACCTAGTGTGCCCGAATGTTTATAAGTGTTCATAGATTGTTTTATTATATACGTATTTAATCAATAGGACAATAGTGAATAAAAAATTGCCGCTAAATACTGTTTATGAGTGCAACAGTTGGAACAGTAATCACCGCCACAGAATATAATGAAGTTCATGTTCTTATATCTGATATACTAGGTCTAGGCGAAAATGGTTGGGGGATGCCATTCAGTGCAAGCACCCCAGTAAGTTCGGGTAATAGGATCTACGCCAGATCGTGGATTGATTTGCTTGATGATGTAAATTTTGCCAACAAGCATGTATATGGTACAAATTCAGCCATAGCCTATGTAGTCACAGGTACCACAATGGTATCAGCATCATATGCCAACAGCCTAGTAGATTTAGCCACAGCGTTAAGTGATGAGGAAGTAAGATATACGTGTCACCCTAGTAATTTTGTTTTCAATCCATTAACCAATTCAACCACAAATTTCAGTGATAGTGTAAGTATAAGGACATTGCCTTGGGGAGCCAATGGTACCACAATGATTGAGCACACCATGGTAGTCAGTTGGCCTAACAGATTATCAGCAAGATATTATTTCAATGAAGGTAATTATCTAGTATATAATCCATTTTACTCAGGAGTTGGATTAAATGATCTAGACGCTGAATGGGATCATTTTTTCAGTTACCTAGGAAAAAATCCTTGGAAATATAATCATCATCAATTTGTAAATTACAGAACTACTACTACAAATTGGACCAGTGGTACATTGGAAATTAATATAAGTGCAACCATTGCCACTGACGATAAGAGTATAACAGTAGATGTTAAGTACATCAATAATTCCAGTGCTGATTTAATATTAACTCCAGCGGTATCAATATTCAACATATCATAAAATCATGACAGCACAAACATATTTGCTTACCAATACCAATGCTGTTAATAGTATATCTATACAGCGGTTTTCATTCACAGATGATTCGAATGTTCAGCACCAAGCTGATTTATCCAATTTTAATGAATCGAGTGGTTATACAGGAAACAACACATTAAAAACAGTGGTAAAAACCTATGCCACTGGTGGATATTTAAGAAAGCACCTTACCCAAGATAGTCACAACAGGACAGTTTATTACAGCACACACACCGGCTCGGCATTAACTATAAGGAATACCGTGGGACATTTATTTGATTATCCCAATGGAGTTCAAGCAGGATGGGTAGCCAGTGGCGGAACTGGTTACGATGGTTTAAGGGTTGTATCGGTAACTGATGACAGACATCTAGTAATGAGTGGAACGCCATCATCGACACCGATAGATGGTGACAGTATTATATTTTCTACCTCAACATATATATTAGTATTAGATGATACAACCACATTGGCCGCAAATTGGACAATAACTGAAAATGGATATACTCCGCCTCCTAGTGGAGCACCTGCATACATTATAAGTGTAATAGATTCAACGCACATTCAAGTGAACAGACTTCCTGACACTACTCCAACCTATGGTAGTGGCAATGGTGCTTGGATATATTTCACCACTGCATCTAATTTTTTAACATTTAGTCAAACTACATCGGGATTATCAGGTGGGTGGACTGCTCAAGGAAATGGTTACAGTGGTCAAAGTGTAGTTTCAATTGTTAATGACTATACAGTTATAATGAGTGACATGCCTGATAGTGTTCCAACTTCTAGTGGGGCAATAACATTCACAGATCCTAATCCTATGCTAACCCTAGGGCCATTTGAGTCTGCGACATTCACTGTAGATTATTCAACTCCTACACATTTACAGGGTAATAATTATCCTGCCACTGTAACAGTTTATGCCAAAGAAGGTTCGTCTAACCTTACAAGGATAGCCTACAATTTTATTAACATAAATCAAGCAGCAACTCAAGTACCAACATACTTGGGGGGTACTAATGGCAGGTCTGGTTATACTTTCACTGTTCAAACATTTACAACTTTTGATAATACCTATGGTGTACAAACCGTAACCGTAGTTACCAATGATCAAACAGGACAAAGTTATGCCGTAACAGGTATAGCGTCAAATCCAGATGGAGACACTTCAATATCAATCAGTACGGCAATTAGCACTGGTAATGATCCAGCTAGTCAAGCCGCAGCCGCCGCTAGCGCCGCAGCCGCAGCCGCAGCCGCAGCCGCAGCCGCAGCCGCACCCGCAGCATCCGCTGATGGAGTTGGTGATGGTGTAGGTGATGGTGTAGGTGACAGTACATCACCATCGGTGGGTGTAGGTGTAGGAGAATAAAATGGCAGATTCATTTGACGTCAATATAAACATAGGTAGTGAATTGGGATTTACCATACAAACCGGCACGAATCTACTTGCCTATACTCCACAGATTCAAACGGTATTAAATTTAAATGGTGATAGATTTACCACTGCTAGTTTTACTCAATCTGTGGGTTCTTTAATACAAGTGACCTCATTATCAGATTTTGAATTTCCTCTATATACAATAAGTAATAGCCAAACAGTAACTATTTCTAACGTTGGATTATCTGCTTTAACTATCACTAATATCTTATATTCTCAAAACCCAGATGTATCTCCAGTATTTTGGATTACTCCTCCAACTATTGCAAATCCTATTATAATTGCTCCGGGAGCTAGTTCAACAATTGGTATCGCCTATGTATCATTTGCTTCTGGAGTATTTGACAACTATATTATTTTTAGATCAAATAATGCAACCGGATCGTATTATAAACTTGAAACACATCAACTAGTCGGTGTATCTACCGGATTTACAATCAGTCCTAGTGGATTTAATACTACTACAACATTGATAAATCATGTTGATACAGTTAGTTATAATATAACTGCTATAGTCAATACAGCTCCGTATCCAGGATATATTATTCCATTAGAGCCTTCTTTAAAGGGCAGTCGAGCATGGAGTATAATAAGAAACAGTTCTAATGTAGTTAGAGTACAGTTTGATCCTAGTGAGGTGAATAATGTTAATGGAACTTATATATCTACATTAACAGTTGTGGCGGCGGGTATTACACGTACTGTGACAAATACAGCAACTATAAACATAGACTATACTGCTAACAAACATATAGCAGGATGGATAAGTCCTGCAAGTCATTATAATAGTATCGTGGGTATAAGTTATGATCTTGAAGACAATCAAAGAATTCTCACTATAGGTGTAGGCATGGGCGGGGATGGAGTACCTATATACGGAGCAGGTGGTAGTAGATATGCCAATGTAGATTATCTAGGATTGGGAGCAAGTTCAGTAGTCACACCATATCCATTTTGGGCCAAAGTATATAAGATACCATTTATCGGATCCAAACAAGTATATCACAGTAATGATTATGTAGTTAAAACAACATCAAGTTTAGATTACAGTAGTTATTTTGGAGAATATCGTGCGCCCGGATCAATGTTTATTGTTGAAGATGATGGGTACGGATCTATCAAAATTGAAATAAATCATCTAAGAGATCTCATAGGAGATGAGGATGAGATACTCAGCACTACATTAAAGAATTTAACTAGAGCATTCCATTATTATTCTAATGTGGATATACAAGGTAGATATGCTCCGTTACCTACAGAGTATATTGCTCCTAATGCATTGAATACTGCTACAACTAATTTATTCCTTGGTTTTGATTATAATACAAGAGATAAGGTAGGATCAGTTAATGCTTCAATAGTAGTTCTTCCTGTCTAATTTAAAAACATCAATTATATACTAGGATAATTAGTATATATGTTAGATGTAGTTCAAATACCCTCAAATGAAATAGCAGCCATAGAATGGAATGGTGATCATATAGATTATGACACACAACTGCATGAATTGGGTTCTGACTATGATGAGTTCATAGTAATAAATCCTTGGTTAGAAGATAAAAGTTTAATTCATTATATAGAATATATTCCATCAACATATAAATGTGTAATGTGGAATTACCAAGGCAATTGGGTAGCTAAATTCTTCAATAGTGATTGGACATACGACTTAGGTTATGAAGTAATTGAAATAGTCAAACCTAAGTTCATTTGGAATAAGAATCCAAATCTTGATAAATTAATAACATTTGAAGATGATCCATTTGGAAATTTTGAGCCCGACTATTGGGATAACTCATATGAATTAGTTTGGTATTTAGATCCCAAAGTAAATCCAACTAATAATAAAGTTTGGGCCATAAGCTGTCGTGCAATCGGCAATGAAAACATCGGTACCAAGGATATGGGATATGTAATGCCCTTGCTCAATATTGAATATAATAGCGATCTTCCTGACCTAGGAGTAGATATAGATCAGTGCTATCCTGCTTATTGGGAATTAGATAAGGAATGTGCTTGGGAATTGGATCCTGTACATACTCCCAATAAGCGTATGTGGGTAATAAAATTTAGTCCTGCATATAGAAACCCATCGGGGTGGTTGTGGTATGGAACTATTTCTCCAGAATATCATGTAGTTCATAATCCCGAATTACCTAAAATGAATTATGATGTAGATTATGTTATACCATGGCATGATCTAGATTACGAGCATGTTTGGTATCTTGATGATCAATATACAACCTGGGTATTTAAAATATATGCTTCTAAAGATCTAGTAGGTACTAAAGAATTATATATACCCAATCCGGATGTTGTTTTTATTAGTTACAATGAATCTAATGCGGAAGAAAATTGGCAAAGGTTATTAGAGAAAGCACCTAATGCAATGAGAGTAGATGGTGTTAAGGGTATATTTAAAGCTCACAAAGCTGCTGCCAAATTAGTTAAGACTGATATGTTCTATGTAGTAGATGGTGATGCTTATATAAAAGATAATTTTAACTTTGATTATCAACCTAGCCTGCATAATAGAGATTGTACTCACATATGGAAAGCTAAGAATCCTATTAATGGATTAGTATATGGATATGGTGGAGTTAAATTGTTTTCAACTCAGGTAATGAGAAAAGCACGGTCTTGGAAAACATTAGATCTATCAACTACAGTAATTGATAAACTTAAACTCATAGATGTTGTTAGTAATATAACAGCATTTGATACAGATCCTAAATCAGTTTGGCGAAGTGCATTTAGAGAATGTGTAAAATTGTGTTATAATGTTTTAGTAGATTCTAATGATAAAGAAAGCCAAAAAAGATTAGACAAATGGCTAACAGGTGGAGAGAATCATCAATATGGACAATATGCAAGAGATGCTGCTAGGTTAGCCATAGAATGGACTAATGAAAATCATAATGATCTAACTACCCTACAGTTGGTAAATGATCGCCAATGGATAGAGAACAAATTTAATAATGAGTAATGAACAAAGAATAGAAGTTCTCAAAAATAAAGTAATTAAGATAAACTCAGTAAGTCCTAGCTTCTGTACAGCTAAATGGTTACAAACTACTTTATATTTGCAAAATGGATACAATCATAGTTGCCATCATCCTGGGCCACATAAAATACCTGTAGATGAAGTGTTGGCTGATCCAGCAGCATTACATAATTCAAGTTATAAAAAAGATCAACGTAAGATGATGTTAGAAGGTCAAAGGCCCAGCGAATGTGAATATTGCTGGAACATTGAAGATTTAAACAAAGACTATTTTTCTGATAGACATTACAAAACTAGTGATTACTGGGCATGGGATAGATTTGATGAAGTTGCTAGATCTAATTGGTCCGATAACATCAATCCTGCATATTTAGAAGTAAGTTTCTCTAATGCTTGCAATCTTAAATGTGCATATTGTAGTCCAGAGATTAGTTCTAAATGGTTAGAAGAGATTGAACGCTATGGTCCGTATCCTAGTGGGTTAGGCGACTTAACTTGGTTAAAAGATACTGGCAGATATCCTTACAAAGCAAGAGAAGTAAATCCATATGTTGATGCATTTTGGAGTTGGTTCCCCGATATATATAAAGACTTAAAAGTGTTTCGTGTAACTGGCGGTGAGCCTTTAATGAGTAAAGACCTATGGAAATTATTAGATTGGATTATAGAAAATCCCAATGATCAATTAGAGTTAGCTATTAACAGCAACATGTGTAATGATAAAATATTAATTAATAAGTTTATTGAGAAACTTAATTTAGTTCAAAGTAAAGTTAGACGTCTTATTGTTTTTACCAGTATTGAAAGTATAGAACAACAAGCGGAATATGCTAGATTTGGAATGAATTATAAACAATGGTTACGCAATGTAAATTTGTTATTAGAAAATACACAGGTTGAATTGGGTATAATGACCACTATGAATATATTAAGTGTAAATCATACTACTGATCTAATAGATTTAGTAATGAACTTACGTGCTACATTTAATAAATCAAATGACGACACTAGGATACATTTAAGTTTTAATATTCTTCGTTGGCCTCCTATATTAGATATTAGATTGTTGCCCAATGATTATAAACAACAACTTGCCAAAGACATTTTAGCTAAAGGTAATTGGTGGACTAAGTTTGAAAATGGAACTACATTTTCTAAACTATATTTAGAAGAACTAGATCAGTTAAAACGTTTCTGTGATTATATGAACAGTGATATAGATGAAGTAGAATGTAATACGCATCGAAAGAATTTTATTGATTTTGTAAATGAATATGATAAAAGAAAAGGAACAGATTTTTTAAAAACATTCCCCCATTTAGAATCTATATATTATGATTGGAATAACTTGTGAAAAAAACAGACGAAACATATGTAGAATATAGGAATAGAGCAATTGATTCTATTAGTCCTAGTTTCTGCGGAGCAAAATGGTATAATGCAACAGTTTGGTTAGGCAGTGGAAGTACAGCAAGTTGTCACCATCCGCCTGCACATAAGATACCGTTAGAAGAATTAGCCCGTAGTCCAAAAGCCCTACACAATACTGAATATAAAAAGTTAGTAAGAGAGCAAATGCTTAGAGGCGAACAACCAGAAGAGTGTGACTACTGCTGGAAAATTGAAGGATTAAGCAAAGACACAATTAGTGATCGTGTTTATAAGAGTATAATTTATTCTGATCAAGATCTAATAGATGCAAAAACTGTATTTGGCAGTAAGATTGATGTAGATTTAAAAACATTAGAGATAGCATTTGATGCTAACTGTAATTTTGCCTGTAGTTATTGTAATCCTAGTTTCAGTACAACATGGATGGCAGATGTTAAGACTAATGGGCCTTATCAAAATCTAGTAAGCGACGGCGCCGGAGCATTTCAACAAGACGGAACATGGGCACAACCTTACGGTATTAAAAACAAAGACAATCCATACGTAGCAGCATTTTGGAAATGGTGGGAAGGTGACCTACAACATAGTTTAAAAGAGTTGCGGGTCACTGGTGGTGAAGCAACCATGAGTCAAGACTTTTGGAAACTAATGGATTGGTGGGAACAGCATCCTGAATGTAAAGTTGCGTTAGCCGTTAATAGTAATCTAGGAGCAACACCTAAATTAATTAAAAGGTTGTGCAATGCAACACATAGTTTCAAGAGCTTTGATCTTTACACCAGTAATGAAAGTTATGGAACTCATGCAGAATACATTAGAGACGGACTCAATTGGGAAACTTGGATATCTAATTTACGTATGATGATTGAACAAGGCAATTGTCGTGCAACACATATGATGATGACTATTAATAGTTTGTCGTTATTCAGCATTACTGAGTTTATGGATGAAATGTTAAAGTTACGTAAAGAATTTGGACGCAGACATTGTACAATGAGTTTTAATATATTGCGTTTCCCTAGCTTCATGAGTCCATTAACATTACCACAACCTATTAGGAATCAGATAGCAGACAAACTTGAAACTTGGATTACTACCAAATGGGAAGAGCAAGGCAACTCAGACGGACAAGGTACAGGCCTAATACATCAAATGGAATATGATAGCATCAAACGTATGCTACCTTATCTACGTGAGTTAGATGTTGGACATAATCAAACAAGTAGTTTAGAAACTAGAGAGCGTGACTTCAAAAGTTTCTTTATGCAGTATGATCAACGTAGAGGTAAAGATTTTAAAACAACATTTCCTGAACTATCAGAATGGTATGATTCTATCCCAGTTACTGACCTAACTCCCTTAACTGAATTCATAGATGGAGATAGTACTAAAGGATGGGGACACGCCGATAGATTAGTTGAGAAAGCCAATAAGGAAGGTTGGATATTGAAACCAACTGGAGAAAATCCAGGAAGTCAAACATATAAACAACCTGCCGTAGGTGCTCCTATTAGATTTTACAAAAAGAAAAATGTCTAATCCATATTTTTGTACAGCACCATGGACACACACTTATCTCAGTCCGCAAACTGAGCGTAGGATATGTTGTGCCAGTAGAGAGCAAGCTACTTGGCAAAGACAATATATTGATCAAAATAGTGATGCTATTAATAAAGAATATAAACCTGTTACATTGGAAGAACATTGGAACAGCGAACATATGATGAGTGTTCGTAAAAGAATACTTGCAGGAGAAGCAATTCCAGAATGTCAAGTATGTAATGACAACCTATTAAATTTATATACCTATAGAGATTATTTCACTAAAACATTGTTTCCACATAAGGTTAATGACATATTGTCTAATACAGATGAGCATGGATTTACTACATTAAAGCCAGTAAGTTTTGATTATAGAATATACAATCTATGTAATTTCAAATGTCGTATGTGTGGAGAACAATTAAGTAGTGCATGGGAAACTGAAAAACGCACAATGGGCATGTGGAATCCTAAACGCGACTTCTGGATGGTTGATGAAGCCAAAGCAAAGATAGAAGAATTCCAAAGTTCTGTATGCGAAGAAGAATTATGGGAATCAGTTAAAAACAATACCATTGAAGAAATATACTGGGTAGGTGGAGAACCACTCATGTATCAAATACATTGGGATGTTATGCAGTATCTAGTCAAATCAGGACATAGTAAAAATGTCACAGTTAGATACAATACTAATCTAAGTAGAACAAAGTATAAAGGTATTAACCTTTATGATCTATTGCCTCATTTTAAAAATGTTAATATGTGCTGTAGTCAAGATGCTACAGGAAAAGTTGCAGAATGGATAAGAACGGGACTCAAATGGGACGAATGGCTTGAAAATTTTAAAGCAGGTATATTTCTAAACGAGATGTTTAATATCAATGGAATGGTAATTGATGTTACATTAACATTACCGGGTATGTTGGATATGAAACGACTCATCGATCTAGCATTAGAATTAGGTGTTGCAAGTTATGTAAAAATATCATTTGATTTTGATCCTAGTGCTATCATGAGTCCAATGTGTTTGCCTAGAGATATACTTAATGAGATATGCGATGATTTAATAGAATACGAATCTCGTGTAGGTAATCAATTGACAAAAATATACAGTGAAACTTTTAAAGATATGAAGACTCGCCCTACATTTGAAGACAAATATGGTAATGAATTCAAACAGGGATTACTTAACGGTAAACGTCGATATGATAGAATTGCAGAGTTTAGGAAAGATAAAGATAATATCACAATTGAGCAAATATTTGCAAGAAATTCTAAAGTATTAGAGTGGTGGGATAATATAAAATGAACGATATATTATGCTCATTGCCCTGGATGCATCTTGCCACACATCCAGAAGGTAAATCTACCCTTTGTTGTATCAGTGATCATACTAATAATATAAGTGCAGCAAGATCTAACGGTCAAGTTTTGAATTTAAATAAACATTCTGTAATAGAAATTGTTAATAGCGATTACTTTAAAAAAACAAGATTGGAGATGCTACAAGGTATTAAGCCCAACGCATGTTTAAGATGTTATCAAGAAGAAGATGCATCCGGTACTAGCAAACGGTTGTTAGAAAATAGTAGATTTACAGTTGAAGGTATTACAAACGAAGACGGTTCTATTATACCAAATTTAAAATTTATAGAACTTAGATTAGGCAACTTATGCAATGTTCGATGTAGAACATGTAATCCGTATTCAAGCACTCAGTGGATACAAGAATACAAAAAATTAGAGCACGAGCTAAATTTTGTTACAAAATATAATCAACCATTAAACACTAGTTGGACACAAGATGATAACTTTTGGAACGATTTATTGAGTCACAGTAAGAATTTAGAACTTATATACATTAATGGGGGAGAACCTACATTAGTTGAAAAACATTGGAATTATTTAGAACGTCTAATTGATGCCGGATTGAACAGCAAGATTACGCTATGGTATAACATAAACATGACAAACTTACCCGATAAGTTAATCAACATATGGAAACAATTTAAAAAAGTCGTTGTTCATGCTTCTATTGATGATATCGGCGAACGTAACACATATCTTAGAAAAGGTACAAAGTGGAGTGATGTAGAACATAACCTATTAAAATTAAAGTCATTAACATGGATTGACACTCATATAACACAAACAGTTAGTTGGATGAATATATATTATGTAGATGAATTTAAAAAATACTTCGACCACATGCAAATAAATACCCATATAAATTTAGTTTATGATCCAATATTTTTAAGTCCAAAAATTCTTTCTAACTCTATCAAGATTAAATTGTTTGAAAAACTGCAAAACTTTGATTGGTTACATCAATTAATCAAAGATGGTGAAGATATAGATAAATTTCAACAAGGGATTAGATATAATAATTGGTTAGATGAATCAAGAAATGAAAATTTTGCTGATCATTTTAGTGAATGGCAAAAGATATTAAAAATATATTCGTAAAATGTTGAAGCCTAAAAAAATAACAATAGCCATCATAACCTTTCATAGAGATTTTGGGTTATTATCAAATTTATTGCAATCGATTTATAAAAACTGGAATTCTAATGAAATAGATTCTATTAAAGTTGTGTTAAATGATAGTTCTATGTATTATGAAAAATTTAACGAAATAATAAAAAACAATACTAATCCTTTATTTCAAATAGACAAAGTATTTCATTACGAATTAGAACCCCGATTACATACTTTAGATTGGTTTAGCCAACAAATGTTTAAATGTTTGGTATCAGATCTAATCGACACTGATTGGTTTTTAATACATGACTGTAAAGATATCTATATAGATAAAGTTTCAATTAATGATTGTTTTGATGATCAGGGAAGAGCATTTATGCGTATTGATCATACTAGATTAACAAATAGTGGAGAAAATAAAACGCATTGGGGCTTTGGACCATTTGCGTTTGCTCATTTAAATTCTTGCAATATTTTTGGTATTGATCCAAGTGATTATAATAACACGCATTTACCACATATCACTCCATTTTTTGTTAAAACATCTATGATGAAAAGCATGGTAGATGAACTGAAACAAAGTACATCTAGTTTAGGATCTAATTTTTTTCCGTTTTTATTTTCCTTACAATTAAATGGACAAACGTTTGTTACTGAATTTTTATTATACAACGCATATTGTAGTTCTCAAAATAATTTAGCAGATTATATTGATTGGGAATATAATGATCGAAAATTTTTTAATAAAGTTGTTCATAATTTTGACGGAAGAAATTCAGATGGATCTAGAATATAATGAAAAATAAAATAATACTAGCATATGAAAAATATGATCCAATAACTGGATCTGGATGGAACCTTAATGGTAGAATAACTCCTAATACAACTACACAAATTATTGGACCTTCTTCAGCGTTCTATGATCACCTATATAAATTATTAATAGATTCTCAAAATAATTTAGGTATGCGTGATGATTCTAGAATTTTTGCTTATAGTGATAAGGTAACCTCAATTGTAATGCAGATGCAACTATCTGATATCACGGATCAAACTTATTTTTATCCTGTAGAAATTCGTTCAATTGATTTTTATCTTGATAACACAAGTCATATAGCAATTACTCCTAGAGTATTAGATGATATACGAAATGGTCAAGCATACTTATTAATTGTATATGATAATGAAGGTAATTTAGCATTTAGAAAAAATCAGTTAGATTTATTAATAAAACCATTAGAATTACCAAAGAACAGAGTTTATGTTATACATGGAGATTATGAATGCAATAATTTCAAAGATCAATTGTATTATTCTTATAAGCCAGTGAATGGATATCCATGGTGGCTTGAATCTTTTAAGAACAATAACAATTATCTAACACCAATCACATATGTTCCTAACAAATTGTATATTACATATAATAGACGACCGAGAACACATCGCCTCTATTTAATTTCAATGTTAAAAGACAATAAGTTGTTAGAAGATGGTTTTGTGAGTTTTGGTAAAGTAGATTTAACAGGTTTATATTTTAACGATATAAGTCAGGAAAACATAGAATTTTTAACAGCATTTGGTGGGAGAAGTATTGACAATATAGATTTAGATATTGAAGTTCCTGCTATACACATTGATTGGTTATCACATGCTAAATCTTTTTTGTCTTTAGTTTCTGAAACTTTAGTTTCTGATGAAACCAATTGTATATATTTCAGTGAGAAAATATATAAACCAATTGTAATAGGTCATCCTTTTTTATTGCTAGGCGGACATAAACAGTTAGCAAAACTTAGAGAATTTGGATTTAAAACATTTAACCAATGGTGGGATGAAGACTACGACAATATACACAATGTATTAGAAAGAATTAAATGCATAATTAACATATTAGTTGATCTAAAATCTAAACCAATAGAAGAATTAATTTTAATAAGAAAACAAATGCTGCCTACATTAGAGCACAACCAACAGGTTTATAGAGAATTAGTAGCAAACAATCCAGACAAACATAGTCGTCCTATCAGAGAAGTATTGGAATCGATATTAATACAAGACGGTAACTTATCCATAAGTAACAAAGTACAGGAAATTTATAATATGGAAATTAATACAAACACTAATAGTGCGTCTAAATTGACGTTGGAAGAACTTCTAGAAAGAGAAGAACAAAAAATGAACGAACAAAAAAACGACATGCAAAAACGCTTAGAAGAACTAAGAAAACGTGATCCGTTTATATACAAATGATACGTTGGGGAATTAATGCTCTTAATCACGGTAGCAGTGTAGCCGTGTTTAACGATGATAATCTTAACTTGTTTGAATTTGCCAAACAAGATACCCTGCCACAAGAATTGTTAGGAAAAGCATTAGACATGGGATGGCCTGATCATATCTTTTGGTACGAACGTCCTTGGGTTAAAAAAGCAAGGCAATTATATGCAGGACAATATTCACTGGCAATGGATTTAGATGAATTGCCAAGTCGGTATCTTAACAAATACTCATTGGGAGATGTTCCAATAACATATACTCCCCATCACGGAAGTCATGCAGCCGCTGGATACTATTCAAGTCCATTTAATCACTGTGCTATTGTAGTACTCGATGCAATCGGCGAGTTTGAATGTGCCACTATATGGGAAGGCAAACACGGTAAGATGCGTAAGGTATGGAGTCGTAGTTATCCTAACAGTTTAGGATTGTTTTATAGCGCCTTTACTAAATTAATAGGATTAGAACCAATAAAGGAAGAATATTTACTTCAACAGATGTCAATACAAGGCGACCCTAAACGATATTATCACGATGTTAAACGTTATGTTAATTTTATTGTTAGACTCACTAGTAATTTACACAAAGGAGTAACAGATTGGCCTTATACAATTGATACTCAACAAGATAAGAATGATATTGCTGCGGCAGTACAATTAGTATTTGAGAATCAAGTGTCGGCTGTTATGCTTAAAGCTAGACAATTAATTGATACTGATTGTTTGGTGTATATGGGAGGTTGTGCCATGAATAGCAAATCAAATGAGTATGAAGTAAAGGCATGGAAACATGTTTGGAGTTTGCCTAATCCTGGAGATCCAAGCAGTGCTATTGGTGCAGTATTATATCACACAAAAAATCGTAATTGGAATTATAATTTAGGTACCGTTAAACATATTACAATTAATGTATGATAAACAAGGATGCTTTCAGTAGCGGGCAAGTTGGTAGCAAAATTTGGCTCTGCGAACAATTGGAACTATTATTTGATAATATAGATACTATATGGATATATGGCGGTTGGTATGGAATTACATCATTCTTGTTAAAGTCTAGAAATAATATAAACATATCAACTATAAGAAGTTATGATATGGATCCTAGTTGTGAAGCAATAGCTGATATGATCAATGAAAATTGGGTGTATAATGATTGGCAATTTAAAGCGCATACTGCTGATTGTTCTACACTAATACCTACTGTGGGTAATCCTGATCTAATAATCAATACCAGCACTGAACATTTTGATACAATGGATTGGTGGGATAATATTCCCAAAGGCTCCTATGTTGCATTGCAAGGTAACAATATGCCACATGATGATCATGTTATACATTCAAGGTCGCTATCTGAGTTCTGTGAATCATATCCCTTAGACAATATTTTATACAAGGGCAAATTGGATTTTAATTATCCAACCTGGAATTTTACTAGATTTATGCAAATTGGTACAAAGTAATGATCATATCAGATAATGATAAATGGCTAGTATTAAGTGCAACACGAACAGGTAGCACACTTATAGTAGATTTTATAAGAAGTGTATATGAGTGCAATTTAAAAACCATACACTTCATACCTCATGGCATGCATGATCGTGACGAGTATTTTGTAAAACATTCACATGATTTAAAAGATTATTTTCTTTTTAAAGACGATCCTTTAATTAAAATTGTAATCAGTACAAGAGACATAATTGAAAGCAGTTTGAGTTGGTGCATAGCCAAAAGACATAAAATTTTTTATCATTATGATAAAAGTCATAAACCAACTATGGAACCATTTGTATTAGATCCTAATGAACTTTTATATACTTATTCTAAATTAAAAGAATTCTACATTGGGATAACAGATATTGATAATCATTTTATTATTGACTATGACAACTTTAGAGATGATCCTAAAAATTTGTTTAGATTATTAGATTTAGAAAAATACGCTAACTCAACGCAATTAAAATTACCCATAAAAAATGACCCATATCACATTTTTATAAAAAACTGGAACGAGATAGATAAATTATCAAATACATTAAAAAACAACAAACCATTTTTGGTTAAAGACAGATTGACAACATTATATTAATAGTTTATAATAGTAAATTATTGATAACTACTTAACCGCTAACGAAAAGGAGGTCTTTATGACTACTATTGCGCTAGATAGGGAACAGACTGGTACATCGGCTGCTAAGATTCTTAACATTACACTAATGATAATGGCATTGCTCGGTAGTATAATGCTGCTAAATTGGGCAGTAACAGATAAATTTTCCCGTGTAGGAGTAACCACAACAGCACAGGTTACTGCTGAAATGCGAGAACGACAATTAGGTTGTCTTGCTAAAAATATATATCACGAAGCAGGCAGTGAGCCATTTGAAGGCAAAGTCGCTGTGGCTCAGGTGACCATGAACCGTGTTGCAAGCAGTCAATTTCCTGGAGATGTTTGCAAGGTAATTTACCAAAAGAATATGTTCTACGAACGAGTAGTATGTCAATTCTCATGGGTATGCGATAGGGAAGTAGCATTCAGACCTACTAATCGAGCTAATTATAATGAAAGTATGATTGCTGCTCAAAAAGTTCTACTAGAAGACTTCCGTCTGCCTAGTTTGAAGAATGCTTTATACTATCATGCGGATTATGTTAATCCCGGTTGGAAGAAAGAGCAAGTGGCTAAAATTGGACATCATATTTTTTATAAGTAAGGAAACAAAATGAGATCAGCATTTTTGAACATGGTCGGACATATCCCTGGCAATATCTACGTTTTTCTACGTGATCATTTGGGTAGAATAAGTGCTCATACACTAGGGTGGATAACTATCATTTTATTGCATTTTGCTAGTATTCCTACACTGTTGGCTGTACTAATGGCTCAAAGCGATAAGTTACCACCTGTGGATCTAATGGTATTTGTGTGGGCGGGCCTGCTTACATTGTTCTTCAAGAGTTTGATTGAACGTAACTTCTTGTATATTGCTACAATATGTATGGGATTTGCTGCTCAAACATTGATTATGGGATTGATTCTTTTTAAGTAATAAATACTTGATGCGAATCTTAGAACTTCTTACCGAAATAGCAGCACCTACTGCTAGTCAATGCTCAATTGGACGCTCACGTTTGAGCAATGTACGTTATTCACAATGCGTAAGTCATGGGTTATTAAAACATGACACTGATCATACAGCAGGTACAGGTAAGCAAGGTAAAGCCGGCTCCGGTGTTAAACTTAAAGGGCGTAAATCCAAAAGTACTATTCATGGTGGCCCGGTTAAAGATTACGATGGAAAATAATAATGAGTTATTCTAACACTGTACTTGATCATTATGAAAATCCTAGAAATGTAGGATCGTTTGGTAAAGATGAGGATAATATAGGAACAGGTATGGTTGGTGCCCCTGCGTGTGGGGATGTAATGAAACTTCAAATTAAAGTAAATAATTGTGGAGTTATCGAAGATGCAAGATTTAAAACGTATGGTTGCGGAAGCGCGATTGCTTCGAGTTCGCTTGTTACTGAATGGATCAAAGGACGGACACTTGAGCAAGCGGAGCAGATTAAAAATAGCGAAATTGCTAATGAACTTGCCCTCCCCCCAGTTAAAATTCATTGTTCAATACTTGCGGAAGACGCAATCAAAGCGGCAGTAAAAGATTACAGAGAACATTATGGATCAAATTGAAATCACTAATTCTGCAATACTTAAAATTGCAGACATACTTGCTGAAGAAAATAATCCACAAGTAATGCTAAGAACATTTGTACAAGGTGGAGGATGTAGTGGATTTAACTATGGTTTCACTCTTGACGAAGAACAAAATGAAGATGACTTTGTAATTAAGAAACCTGGAATGACAGTGGTAATAGATGCTATGAGTATGCAATACCTACAAGGTGCTACAATAGATTACAAAGAAGAACTTATGGGATCAAATTTTGTAATTAAAAATCCTAATGCTCAAAGCACTTGCGGATGTGGATCTAGTTTTTCTGTTTAATCATCTGGATTGAAGTTAGATACAGCTTCAAATAACAATTCTCTATGAGTTAATCCAGCATACTGATCATCTAGTTCGTAGAACTTTTCTTCATTGACTTCGATATCATCAATACCCAGCATTTCCATAAGTTCAACGTAGGTAATTTCTTCGCAACGTAATTGACTTACCCATATGCAGGTAAGGAACATACACATAAAAACTACTCGATCGTCATCGACGCCGTTTTCGCTGCACCAATCTTCTGTTCTTTTAAGATATTCTGCAATATCCTCAAGGCGGTCTTCTAATTGTGTGATCCATGCCTTGGTTTGTTCTCTTGACCAGTAGTTCATAATGTTACCCTCGATATATTTATTGAACAAAAAATTAGTCACTAAATATTATCATGCATAAAGATCACGTACAAGAATATCTTCTTAAAGTTACAAAACATTTGTTTGGGCCTATTAATCCAGAGTATAACCCTAGTACAGATATTATCCCGCAACCTATATATCGTAGGCATGAGATTCCTATTGCTGATTACTTAATGAGTTTTAAAGAAGCATTAACTGAAGAATTTTTAAGAGGTTATTCTAATTTAGAAGAAGCTATCAATGCTCAAGGTCATCCTGTATTGCAAAAAAGAGAAGATAGAAAACAATATTTTGACAAAGTTGAATTTGATGAGCAACTAACAAGATTTCCAGATGCAGCAACACAATTTATCAGAACATTACACGGTGATGAGTCTATAGTTAATCCACACGCATGGAAAAATGTAGAACTCAAATATCATTGTCCTTTTGAAAATATACACTGGGATATTGATCCAGAGTATGCTCAAAAAAGATATCCAGTTGCTTATAAGTTAATACAAGAATTTGGCGACGATTGTCCTATCTCTAGTTTTTCTTATATCGGGCCCATGAGTACATTGCATAGACATACTGGTCCTGAAAATAGATTAGGAGAGTTTATAAGAATACATATTCCTTTAATAATTCCACCTGGCGATATATTTTTTGAAGTTCATGGTGAAGAAATCGATTGGAGTGATATATTTGCTTTTGATAATCAACTAGCACATAGCGCCCATAATTTAAGTAATGATCATAGGCTTATATTCCTAATTGATATACGTAGAAGTAGAATAGGAATGCCACCTGGTCAAACTTATAATCGTGATAGACAACTACATTCAGTAGCAACGTCTTTTGTGAGGAAACCTAAAAATGAAAGATGATCAATTAGGTGATGTTTTTCAAAAGTTCTTTAAAGATATTCTTGGAGAAATTGATCCTAGCTATGATCCATTAAAAGATAATATACCACAAGGAATATTTCACAGGCATGAAATACCCATTGCTGATTACCTAATGAGTTATCAAAAAGCTCTAACTGACGAATTCTTAGCAGGTTATTCTTCTTTAGAAGAAGCAATTAATGCAGAAGGCAGTAACACGCTAGGAGATAGACCCGAAGCACATGAAATAATCAGAACCAAAGTATCTGATGGAGAATCAAGATCAAATTTTGAAGGTTGGAAAAATGTAAATTTTAAATATCAACATCCCGGCGAGGGCATTAATGAATTTAATAATTCGGAATATGCAAAAAAAAGATATCCTACTGCATTTAAATTAGTCGAAGAATTTGGAAATGACTGTCCCATTGCTAACTATTCTCATTTAGTACCAAAAACTGTATTACACAGACATATAGGACCAGAAAACCCAAGCGGTGAATTTATAAGAATACATATACCCTTAATTGTACCCGACGGTGATGTATTTCTAGAAGTTAATGGAGAAGAAGTTAGATGGGATGATATATTTGCTTTTGATAATCAATTGGCACACAGCGCACATAATTTAACCAATGAGCACAGACTTATATTTTTAATTGATATACGTAGAAGTAGAATAGGAATGCCACCTGGTCAAAATTTTAATAAGGATAGGTTCTTTTATTCTCTATCAAAACCATTTGTCAGAAAGAATGTTCATGGTTGATAGTAATCTTTAAATAAAATTAGAGCATCATCCCAATTAACTAATGTACCGTCTGATAGATGTCCTAGAACAAAAGAAAAACAAAATCTAGGAGACTCAACTGTTGATACTCCATGGAATTGCCCTACATTTATCAAACTAGGTTTTCCTATATATGCACTATGTACTAAATCACACTTAGCTTCATCTATTTCTAAATAATGACTACCTGTTGCAGTAATGCATTCTTTAACATCGTTTTTAAACTCTTCTTTTACTATATACCAATTCATTAATGCATCTGTATCAGAATATACAAAATTTATTTTTGCATGATCATCAAATTCTGTTCTGTCAAGATGTGGATCATGTTTAGATTGAGTATCAGGTGAAAGGTAAAAAACTTCAGAATAATAAATGCATAATTTTAAATTAAAGAGAAACTCAATAAGTTCCTTATTAATTAATTCAGTATTGTACTCTGAAATAAGAGTTGGATTTTTTGGAAAAACAGGATCAAAATTAACTGGTAAATTAAGTTTTAAATGATACCTATTCATGCCAATATTTATATATTGTCTTGACAGGGTTAGTAAAAGACAGTATAATAATACTGTTGCAACACATATCAAAGAGGAATTATGAGTCATTGCGATAGTATTATTCGGGTCTTAGAAGACCATTCTAGTCGTTTGGACAAAGAAGGTATTATTGATGCTGAAGCTAAAGACAATAACACTGAGTTGTTTGAAGGTTTCTGTATGGCCCTGGACAATCTATATACGTTTGGTGTAAAGAAAGTGCCCACACATGGTGGTCCAGATGGGCAAGGATTGCCCTGGGCTGCATTTAAAGAACTTGCCCATTTACTCTATACACGAGAACTTACAGGGCATGATGCACGTGATGCAATTGAACTAGCATTAAGTGCAAGCACACAAAAACAATGGAATGATTGGTATCGTCGTATTTTGATTAAAGATCTACGTTGTGGTGTTAGTGAGAAAACAGTTAATAAAGTGCTCAAAGCATATCCTAACATCAAATCAGTGCCTGTGTTTGAATGCATGTTAGCACATGATGGTGCTAATCATGAAAAGAAGATTACAGGCAAAAAACTTTTAGAACCTAAGTTAGATGGTGTCCGTGTAATTACTGTAATTAATGCAGAGAATCACACCTGCACAATGTATAGCCGCAATGGCAAAGAATTGGAAAACTTCAGTCACATCACTAAGGCTATAGAAGCTAATATTGGATTGTTTGATCGCAATATGATATTAGATGGAGAAATGGTTAGTTCTAGCTTCCAAGCATTGATGAAACAGGTACATCGTAAAAGTGATGTACAAAGTGAAGATGCACGATTAATGTTATTTGATATTATTCCTCTCAGCGAATTCCAACGCGGAGAAAGTGTATTAGGACAAAAACGCCGTAGTAATCTATTACGCAGTATGAAAGCTGTGTTTGATAAAGTTGGTAGCATTGATATAATTCCACAAACAGAAGTTGATTTAGACAGCTATGTCGGTGAATTAGAATTCAAACAATATAACAAAGATGCTATTGAAGCAGGCTTTGAAGGTATTATGATTAAGAGCGTGGATGCACCTTATGAATGCAAACGCAGTGTTAGTTGGTTAAAGATGAAACCTTTTATTGAAGTAAGTTTGGAGATCACAAATGTTGAAGAAGGTACTGGTAAAAACGTGGGACGACTTGGAGCTCTTGTTTGCTCCGGCATCGACGAAGGTAGGGACATACGAGTTAATGTTGGTAGCGGTCTTAGTGACGCTGATCGAACTGAGTTTTGGGCTAACCGTGATAGTCTTAATCGCCAAATTGTGGAAGTGAGAGCAGATGCTGTTACACAAAATCAAGATGGCACTTATTCGTTGCGTTTTCCGCGTTTTCTCCGTTTCCGTGGGTTTGCGGCTGGCGAAAAGATTTAATATGGAAAAAGACGCAGTAAAAGCTATCATGTATGGTGGTATCAACGAACTAATGAATAATAAAGATTATTTTCGTCGAAGTGCAGTTGGTTCTAAGTATAGTGAATGGACTGAAAAGGGTATGAGGGTGTTAATGGAATACACACTTGAAATGACTCAGCGCATACAAGATGCCGAAGACACGGCGTTAGACAAACGTGCCAAAGAATTGGTAATTAAAGGTTTAAAAGGAGAGAAAGTTTAATCGTGGCTAAAGAAGATTTAATCACTTCGGATGGAGTGGTAGAGGAAGTGTTACCCAACGCAATGTTCAGGATAAAAATAGCACAAGGTGCAACTATACTTGGACACATCTCGGGCAAGATGCGTCAAAATAAAATTCAAATTCTAGCAGGAGATCGTGTTAGAGTAGAACTTTCACCGTATGATCTGAGTAAATGTAGAATCACTTATCGTGAGAGATAAAAAAATAGCACCCTAAGGTGCTATTCTTTATTCTAAGTATGCTGCCCAACTTGGGTGACGCAGATCGAACTTCATCTTCTTCCGCTTATCTACTAATTGGAAGTATGTAGGTTTGAATGGTGCAACTTTAGGAACAATTTTCT